TGGAACACTTTATTCCCAATCCTCTATATTGCTTTCCGGTAGTATCATTTGTGCCAACATTGGAAAAGTGCACAGAGGCCCAAACAGATCTTCGCCTGCCAAGTCCGGGTTCTGTCTACAGTCAGTGATGTATATATGGAAGTCTCCATCTTCTTCATCGCGCCAGACACGCGCATTAACCTGTACCAGAAATCCCATATCACCAAATCCTGCACGCTCGTACTTGCCATTCCAGCCATCCTTACCATCTTTGTTCTGCACATAAGTCTTTTTCATTTTATGCAACAGAATAAGATTCGTATCCGGGCTGCTATATATTTTCTTCAGAAAGGCTCGATATTCTGCATTCACTATTGAGTAGTGGTGCGGCATTACCTGTGTGAGCTTTCCAAAAGATGCCATACGTTTCAATTCCCAAATGTCCGTTTCAGTATCTGCTATAACAGTGCGGATTTTTTTGTTCTTTATTACTTTCTCCCACGCTTGAGACAGCTTATCGAAGTCCCGCTTGGCCTGTACTTGTTCGCCGGGTACACTGAAATCGAACTGATAAATCTTTTTCCGGGAAGTGAATTTATGTACTACACCTTCCAGTCCTATGTCTGCATTAAACAATGCGATATCTCCAGGGGCAGTGAGCGCAAAATGTGTTTTGCCTTGTTTTGGCAGACCGGATATGGACATAACCAAACGCGGGAATATTATATTACTGGCTTCCTCGAATCCCAAACTTGAGAGTTCTTTATCCATTCAGACTTATCTCCTTATCATCTATGTGGTGTGAAGGCGGGAATGTTTCCACCAGGGTATAGTCTAAATCCCCACCTGGTAATCGGGTAATAGTCTCGTTAATATCATCTATCAATATCTCAGCCTCTACAGGGAAAATGCCCCAGGATGTAGCCGAGTGTAATTTACCCATTGTCTCTTATCTCCTTTGCCATGTTGCTAATCATCTTCCAATTATCTCTTAGCTCAAATTCATCGAATTTTATTCTTGCAGTTCGACGGATTGGGCCTTGACCGTTGTATATCCCGTTTAAATACAATACGCGCATGATGCACGTGTCAAGATCCAGGGCATGAAGATATGATGCGATCTGTGTCATATAGCGCCAGTTGCCTATTAGCTCGTGTTTTGCGCTCTTCCAGGTACACTTATATTCTTCGAGCACCACAATATCCGGGTATTCAGGATCAAGGCCCAATCCGTCAGGACTACAAATAATACCGTCACATGTAACTTCACCTGGTCGGAAAGTCATGCGTGAAGCATAGGTAAAAGAGAGGATATCTTCCCATATAAACCCTATCTCACCCGCCGTATGCAGCGGTTCATCTTCCCATGTATTCTTGCGCCATCCCATTTCAACTTCAATAGCATTGATAACATCGGTCAGGTGCATACCGGGAGTACGCGGTAATCCGCTGCCTGGTAGTTCTTGTGATTCTTCCAGTATCTCGTAAATAGGCATGAATTATCCGTAGAACTTCTGAACCAAACGCAGTAATATACAAGCCGTTCCGGCACATACGGTAAGGATAATGTATAATATGATGTCTGGAAGTGGTCTTTTCATAATTAATTAGCTCCTTGGAAAAAGGGACGCGGGACTACACGGTCAGGTGCAGTCCCGGTTCCCTTATACGGCCAATGCAGGGTTTCTACATTAACCGAGCTTGAGTACTCCACCTTCATTAGTCCAGAGCGGGTTGTTCTGGAAGTCAGGATCACAGACCAGTTTAACTACGTCTTTGTAGTTGACTTCATCGTTATTCCTGAAGTGATTCAGTGCCAACGGGGGAAGCGTTTTGATTTGAACTTCACCCTTTTCAGCAAGAAGCTCCAGGACAAAGGATTCTGTCACATCCTTTACATCAACACCTGTCGTCCCTGTGTCAGTTGAGTCCTTGCCTTTACCTTTGCCTTTACCTTTGCCCTTGCCCTTGTCTTTGTCCTCTCCGGGCATGGAAAGTACATCCTGAACCAGCAGGATAGTTTTTGGATACTTGCTGTCGTTCTGCTGTATACCGGCCCTCTTTGGAGCAGGTTCACGTTTCAGGTGGACCCTGGTGCCGTCGATAACACTGGCATCGCCTTCACTGAGCAGCTTGGCAAAAGCCTGTTCAGCGTTTTTCAGGCTCTGCAAAAGGATGTAGGCGTTGGTACTCTTCCTGATCTGTTCATCAGTGCCGACTTGCAGGAGGTACTTACCATCTTTGGAAGGAATCCAGTTCTGCATGGAGCCAGCAGACCAGTGCTCAACTACTGTCTCAGGTGCATCGTCTCCTTCTATCTCCAGGGTAAACTGAAGCGCGGGAACAGCCTGGGGAGCTTTACCATTGTAATCCCACTCTGCAAAACGGGACTTTACAATGGTAGCGTCTACGTCGTCGTATAGACCGCCGCCTTCCATAAAATCATCGGGGTTAAGGGATGCGTGCTGTTGTTTATCTGTCATGTATATGACCTCCAAAAATAAAAGATTAATAAAATGACTAGCTAATGCTCCCTAGCTAATCAGAGATATCCTCTCGCTCATCAGAAGAATTGCGAAAGTCGGGGTAAAACTTTTTTATGAACCACTCGGTGAGTCTGCTCAAGTATAAAATGATTGATAATTTGATTATACGCTTAATTCCATTGAACATACATGTTCTCCAATTTCAGTATGTTGTGAGTATACCGTGAGAAAAAGGAATTGTCAAGTGTTTTCTAAGTACCTGCGCTGTAAAGCCTTTCCTACGGCGTCCGGGATAGACTTGATAACTGTGTCGTGCCAGGGAATTTGCTCTTTGCCGGATATGTCTATTAATTGTTCAACAATCTCAGCCAGCGGTATTCGATAGTGTAGAGCCAATGTTATCAGCCTGCCTGTAACTTCTGCTTTAGCCATAACTGAACTACCAGATTTACCAATGGTACAAATTACTTCAATAGGGTCGCCATTATCCAGTTCAGATATTTTGATATAGAGCTTGCCCAATCCAGTAGGCACACAGGTTACTATTGATTTCAGAGTTTCAGGGCGATCTTTCATGCCTTATTCTCCATTCCCACAAAGGTCGCCATTCTCCCTTGGCTATTCCCCTAATGAAAGCCCAGATGGAGTGCCAGGAATAACAGCGGTAAAGTCCAAAAAAGCTGGATCACTCTGTCCCCACATGTTCTTGGCCCTGACCTCTACATGATGATCTCCAGGAGCAATGCCAGTGAGATCAAAAAATAATCGTTTCATTCCTGTTGTCGAGTCCGTGATCTGCGCCGGACTTTCGGTAATAACTCCGTCCAGGTCGATCAAATATGTATCGACATCAGTCTGTGCATCACATATTAAATGTGCCACGATCAAATCCTCCTTGCCTGTGGAATAGTGTTCACGCTCCTATACGCTTCGACAAACCATTTGGGCATGAACCTCTCATACTGTTTCATAAACCAAACTATATTATCATCTATTATTATATTCTCACACCAATCCTCCTTTGATCGTGTGCCGCGTCCAACCATTTGTACTAGCTGTTGGGCCGCAATGTACGGCACGTAATCTTTATCCTCCTTTCTTCTCGCCTTGATTATATCGCTGCGGGTATCCGGGTAGGGCACCTTCAGTATTATCTGTAACCTACACTCATCATCGGGAAAATCATATCCGGTGGTGACAGATGGGGAAACAAGGCAAACCGGCGTGGGCGAGGACTTGAAACTCTGTACTACCCGTTCTGTATTCCTGCGCCGGTGAGTAAGCATGTGTGAACTGTATTTACTGCTGCTAACTACCAAATCCCTGCGAGCATAGCTAATGCTCTGTACGATACTGTTACGGTCTAAGCGTGTTTTCAGGATCTGATCAACTCGATGCACCAACTTCTCAAGATCTCTTTCGGTAGAGCGATAGCTTAGTTTTATTGTTTCTACATGAGTTAATAAACGGTTCTCGATTGGAAACACATGTGGATATTCCACCATCTCAAAATCATCCAGCCCTAACATCTCTGCGGTCTTTTCACGAACACTGGCAGACGTGAGAAGTATCTTTGGGATATCGAAAAATAGCGACTCTTTGCAGTACTTGGCTGGATTGATAGGGCAGAATTCCACCGAATATGTCATTAATGACATAGCCCAATCCTCAACACTCAGCGTAGTGAGTAATTCTATACTCTTTACCAAGCGTTTGAGTTTAGAGGCCCTTCTGCGGTGCTCGCGGTTCGTGTCACCGGTGCGTATACGCTCTTTGTAGTGCTCCAGTTCCTGCTCCAAGGCGGGTAGTTTTTCTTTAGCCCAGAAGCACCAATCGTTTAATGTCATGGAGGCTATCATGTCGTTTGAAGGCATAATAGGTTTCGTAAGTGAGTCTGTGCGATCC